CCTGACGGGCATCCAGCGCATAGCCCTCCACCTCGGTGGTCAGGTTGTTGGCGATGGTGCCCACCGCCGTGCCCTCCAGCGACAGCGTCAGCGCGGCCGCAACGGTTTCAAATTCAGACATTACCGATCACCTCCATAATGGTAAACGATGCGTATTCCATGGGCGTGCGTACCTCAAAGCTGCCATCGCCAAGGGGCAGCAGCACGCGCAGATCCCACCAGTACATGGCGGCGGGAATATCCGTGTCCTCATGGCTCAGGCCGATGAGCACCACGCCGCCCTCCGAAAGCATGAGCTTCTTTTCGATCACGCAATCAGCGTCCGTGGGGCGCTTTTTGACGGAGAACACCGCCGAGCTGCCCTCAGGAAGCTCGCGGCCCATCACCGTCACCTTGAACTGCACGCTGTCGCCCCGTGTGAGTTCAATATCCAGTCCGTCAAAACGGTACATTGTGTTCCTCCTTTCATGCTGTGCGGCGCCATGCGGATACGCCTGCAAGCGGGCTTTCGAGCGCTTCCCATGTGCCGCCGAAGAGCTTGCCGGGATTGGCTTCTGAGCTTGTGAGATACACGCTGCCCACAGGGTATGCCCTGTCCGGGGACAGGAGATAGCCGATGCGCTGATGCAGCGCGTCCAGAATCATCCCCAGACGGATGGCAAAGCGCCTTTCCTCGCCCTGCCAGCTTTCGGGTGTGACCAGCGGCTCATATTGATACTGTGCCTGTGTGCGTCTTTTCATGGCAGCAACCCTCCTAATCCGCGTCCAGGTCGCATTCCACGCGCACGCCGCCCACGAGCTGCCACGGGATCGTACCGACGCTTTCGATGATCACGCGGAACCTGCGTCCCTTTCCGCCGAAGGGGATGCGCAGCTGTTTGGGTCCGCGGCCTTCCGAAGGCGGTTTGATGCGGACGGTTTTGGTTTTGATTCCGCGCTCCGTCTGAATGCTCAGAAGAAGCTCGGTCTGCCTGCCGCATTCGGGTGTGAGATAGACGCAGAAGCCGGTCTTTTCAGCGTTCTGCATACCTGCGTCACACCACGGCCCCACCCAGCGCATGGGCTGCGCCGCACAGCCGGGGAGCATGCAATCCTCCTGCCATCTCCACAGATGGCCGGGCGTGGTGGCGCTGGTGAAGTAGAGCGCCTCCTCCGTGGGAAGAAAAGCCTCCACGCGCACGTCCTCACGAAGCAGCCATGTGTTTTCCTGCGTGTCGTACATGAGCACGGCGCTGTTATCCTGCTTTTCATCCAGCGGGAGCGCGCAGTAGAAAGTGCCTCTGAACATGCACGAGCAGGCCTTCGCAAGGGCGCGCCGGTTGATGCGGGCGAATACGTCGGCTGCGTATTCCTGCAGATAGGGCGTGATGCTCTCGCCGTCGTAGCGCAGGATGCCCTCATGCCCCAGCATCAGGATGCGCTGTCCGTCCGCCGCTGCCGTGTCCGGCCACGGGGTGCCCTCGCCGTACTGCTCGCGGAACACATAGGTGCCCGGGTCCGTGCCCAGAATGCGCCAAAGCCGCGTGCGCTTGAACGCCAGCAGCTGACCGCCGAAGGGGATGAGCGCCATAAAGCTGTCGCCGTCCCAGGAGGGCTGCAGCACATCGCCCGCGCCGTCCTCGGGGATGGCGCTGTTCTGCTCCCAGTTGAAGGGATCGTAGGGCGCGGAATAGACCAGCATATCCGGGTCATCCTCAATCGCGCCGCCCCAGATGCGCTCGGCATAGCGTGCGATGACGCCGAATTTTTTGGGCGTGGCCACGGAGGAGACGGTCATTTCGTCGCCGCGGATGCAGATCATGCCGTCCTTGGCGTTGCTCATGAGCAGCACGTCCACGGGATCGGAGGAATCCTCCGGGTTGATTTCATAGGTCACATAGCTCCAGTCATCGCTCTGGTAGCGCTCCGCAGGCCATTCCTGCGGCAGGTTCATCCTTGTCCAGCCCACGCTGTCGGGATAAGCCCAGTACAGCTGGCCGTCGCTGGCGGCGATGAGCACCTCGTGGTGGTTGTCCTCCGTGTACCAGCGGCGGTAGAGCAGCGCCAGCGTGGAAATGGGCGTGGACAGTTCATGCGCAAGCTGCAGGCATTGCGCCATGGGGCGCAGATTGCCCTGCGCGGTAAACGCGCCAGAGGCCTCCGCCGCATAGCGGGGATCTGCGCCCATGCTGTCGCCGTACTGCCACAGCCCGCGGAATTCAGGAATGCGCATCACAGCCATGCCGCCCGATGCGCTTACATAGTCCGCCATGTTTCACCTCCAAATATGTGTTTAGAACAAAGACGCCGGATGGAGTTCATCCGGCGTCATAACAAAAAATCACAGAGGGATATGGGTGATGAAGGCTTCCGAGGACGCCGCGCGGGCGCGGGAGAGCGCCTCGTTGAATGTGCGCAGGAACACTACGCCCCGGTTCTGCTTCTGGGCGCTGCCGTTCCGGTACACCATCCAGGTGGCATAATCCGCGATGGCGCGGTGCAGCCACTCGGGCAGCTCAGGAACGCTCTTGTCTCGAAGAAGCGGCATGAGCGCGTCATCCATGCCCACGCTCTTTCCGCTGTAGGCCTGCGCAAGGCGGTCGTAACCCTCGTTGAGGTAATCCGTCAGATGGGGCTGAAAATCCCCCAGGTCATCGGCGTCATTGCCGGTCTGAAACATCACCTGCCGCCTGAGCTCCAAAAGGTTCATGGGTTTTCGCCCCCTTACAGGTTGGGGTAGCGCTGCTTGAGCTGCATGAAAACGGGAATTTTCACATCCACGTATTCGCCGCGTCGGATCTGGGTGACCTTGCCGTTGATGATCACGTTTTCGGTCTGATCCACCACGGCCTCGGTGCCGGTTTCCTCAATCAGGGGCAGCATGATGCGCACCACGGGTTCAACGGTTACTTTGGTTTTCTTGGTCGCCATAGGGGTTTCTCTCCTCTCTGTATGAATGAATCGGGAAGGCCGGAGGGCCGAAGCCCTCCGACATGGGTTTATCAGGCGCTGGCGCCATGCTCAATGCGCACGATGAAGGCGTCCTGCAGGATGGTGCAGCAGAAGCCCTTCACCTTCCAGGCGATGGTGCCGCGCTGCTCCAGCGGATCAGCCGCGCCGGAGGAGCCGGGCGGGTTGATGATGATTTTGACGTTTTCGCCGCCCATGCCCAGCTCGATGTCGCCGTAGGCGTTCTGGCCGTAGATGAGCGTGCCGTACACAGGGGCATTGTCCGCGCCGCCGCCGGCAGGAACGATGGTGGTGGAGGTGCCCCAGCCGCTGCAGATGACCTCGTCCGGCAGCCAGCGGAAGGTGAGCTTGTTGCCCTCCACGCGCTCCACGCACATGGGCAGACCGTCCACCTCAACCATCTTGCCGGTCAGCTCGCGGGCTTCATCGGCGGTAAAGGTGCGGGAAACGGTCATGCAGCGGCGGGCGGTATCGAGAGAGACCATGGTGACATACTCCAGATTGCCGCACAGGTAATCCTCCATCTTGAAAACCTTGGCGTTGGGGCTTTCGAAGAACTTGACCTTGTACATGCAGCCCAGCTCGTAGCGCTCGATCTTTTCCTTGTCCTGATACTTGGCCACGTCGATCCACTGCTCGTCGGCGGTGAGATCGTAGATGGCGTCGGGATGGACGATGGCGTGATAGAAGCCGTCCTCAAAGGGCTGGCAGTTGTTGCGGCGCAGGGTGCGCACAGCCTTCTTGATCTCCTCGGGAGTCAGCTTGTCAGAAGCGCCAATTTCGGAACGGCTGGTCTTGCCGCCCACGTACTGCACATTCATGCCGGAGCACAGCGCGTCGCGGCAGATGGTATCCAGAGAAAGCACCGCCTGATCGGACAGCAGCTTGGCAACCTCCTGATGCATGTTGTCCAGCTGGTAGAAGTTCATCTCGTCAGTCAGCTCCACGTGGCGGCCGTAGGGCTTCACCATGGCGGTGAAGGCCGTCTGACGGATTTCCTGACCGTCGGGGGTCACGCCCTCCTTGAGGGGCTCGGTGCAGGCCTCATAGGGAATCATGCGGCGGAACTGCACGTGCTTGCCGTTGTGCTCGGGCAGCAGGCGCTTCTGCGCGTCGCGGCCGTGCACCATTTCGGGGCGCACGTTTTCAATCAGCGTGCGCTCGTAGTAGTCCACAACGCCAGGGGCTACGCCCTGGGAGGTGGTGAGGTTCATGTTGTCAAAAAGAGCCATGTTTGCATTCCTCCTTATTCGTTTCAGGTATAAGCAGAGGTGTCGGAGGGCGCAGCCCTCTGACTCTCA